CCGGCAGAGATTCATATAACTTAACTACTACAAATGTATTCCCATTCTCTTGAAGAATATCGATATTCAATCCTATAATAAGTAGATTGAGTCCAAAATTTAATCTAAATCCATCGAAATAAGATCGATTCTGTAAACTATCTTTTATTCTATTTACATAATTAATTAATTGTTCAGGACTTCTCTCTAAAGTGTTTAACTTTAATTCTGTTCTATCTGCTGATATCGAATCAATAAAAAATTGTGGAGATGTTTTGTCTTCTGAGAATAGGTTGTTTATAAAGTTGTAGAATAACTTAACTTCTCCTGTATCGTATCCATATAATTCTACATCTGCAATAGGATCTATAGTTAATACTGAAGCTCCTTCTCTTCCTGCTGATGCTGCGTTACCTAACTCTTTATAATTAGTATAACGGTAAACACTTTGCTGTAGTTCTCCTGCAAGATTGTATATATGTAGTTCGACAGTATTTTTCGTACTATCAAATAGTTGGTTAATCTGAAAAGAACTTACTAAGTTATTATCCTGTTGTGAAAACGTTTCTACAGTTGGTATACTTTGAGGTGTATCTTGATTGACTGTATATGTAATGTTTGCCATTATGTAGTAGTTGTTTCTAAATCTAAAATTTGTTGATTAGCTTGTAAAAGCTGTTCTCTTAATTGCGCAATTTCATCTAATAATGGCTGTATTTCTTCTGTATTTGCTTCAAAATTTACTAATTCTGAACTTCTTCTTATTAGGTATTCGTGTGAGTTTGTTTCTCCTTCTATATCTATAACGAAGTATAATTTTTCATATAATCTAAAAAGTTCATCTACAGTATCTGTATCCTCTTCTGGTACAGGTTGTGTAAATGTAGTGAAATTTCTATTTATTACTTTTCCGAACTCAGTTGAATTAAAGACTGTCTTTTGTATTTGCACATCGTTAGCCATTTCTTATTACTTTAAATATATTTTGATTATCTACTACTGTAGTGCTTCCGTCTAAAATTGTTTTTATTAATATACGATAATATCTTTCAGGTTGCAAGCCATCCATATATACATCAAAATACCCTCCTTGACTATCGCAACTTATCTTTGTAAAACTAGTATCGAAATCTATAAGCATCTCCTCTGTATTTTCATCCCTTATTCCCCAGTATGATCCTGAAGGTAGAGCAAAGTTTGTTAAATATACTGAAGAAGTTGTAAATGTTCTTACCGGGTATTTTGGTTTTGCTGAAATTCTAAATCTTTGTTTTCCTGAGTTTGTATACTTCCCAGTATTGTTTGTAATGTTAATAGTTGATATACTATTTGTGAGGATAGAAAGACTTCCTGTACTATAAACACTGTCATCCCATTTAAAATCTAAATAAGGAGGATATATTGTATTTGTGTCTGCACTATAGTATTTTAGTCTTATAGAGGAAGTTGTATTAAACTCTAAGTTATTAGGCAGTTTTACTATAAATCCGCTATTATCAATTGTTCCTGATGTCCATAGCTTTACAACTGGTGTTACATTTATATCAATATCATATGTAGAATTCATAGGATTTGATTGAGTGAATTCAAGACTGGTTGCTCCTGAAGCTGTATACCAGTTTCCTCCTCCTGGTCTTGATCCTGAGAATGATGCAGTTACTCCTACTGGGTAGAAGGATGTTAGCCAAGGTGTTCCTAATCCTGATTTCTGATAAGACCAAGAAACTCCTGATGTATTTACCGGTGTATCTCCGTATTTACCGGTACCGTTATCCCATTCTCCTATAGAGGAATATACCGGATAGGTATATATAGTAGTACTTACAGGGATTTGATAAGCATCAGCAAGGTATATACCTAATGATGCACTATAGTTATCATCCCCTATCTTATTGTTAACAATATCAGCAATTTCAGTAGAACTAAACTGTATAAGAATACGGCTTGCTTCCCCTGTTCCGGTAACATCGTAGTACCCTCCTACTTCGATTATTTCATCTAATCCTGCATTTGATGAGGAAACTTCGCTAAAGATAAATGTATCTTTCTCGGGAAATATTCTATATACTGCCATACTATAATGTTGTTATTCTTCCTTTGATATCTGTGGTTGGGAATTTTACTTCAAAAATCATAGGATCATATGAAGGGTATACTACATTGTTTCTAGTAGCTCCATTTATATCATATACATATTCTGAGTAGTTTCCTCCTGATAGGTTATTTATTTGTATTTTTTGAACTGTCTGTACTCCTGGTATTTGATCGAGTAGTGTATATATCCTTGAAGTATTTATCGGTTGATTTATATTCCAATTCTTTATATTAAAATAGTCTTGAAGTAATAGGTTACATTGAAGTAATACATCTCTACCTAGGAAGTTAGGTTTAGTTATTATATCGTACTGTACTTCTATGTTTATTACAAAAGCATCTTTTATGTTAATTGTATCTGTTAATATCATATACTCAGCTAGATATTTCTTTAGGTTGTTTTTTAGAGTAGGTGAGGTTTGTATTAAATTTCTATTAATATCATATGCTAAAGCGTATAGTGATAGAGAAAGTGGATTGCTATCTATAATACTGTCTGTTGTTGAGTTAGGGTTCATTATCTGGTCTTGAGTGATATATACTTTCCCTATCGATCCATACTTAGATGGTAGGGATAGAGCACGAACTGTATAATCCTGTAAAGTAACTGCCCTTCCTTGTTCGTTAAATGCTCTTAAAGTATTTTGTCTTAATTCCTCTACTGTATCTCCGTCTTTTCCTCCTGATGCTGCTTCTGGGTTATTAAATGTTAGTGAATTTGTTGGATCAACTACTGCGCTAATTAGATCTGTAATAGTGTTTGCTGGTGCGTTGGCGGTCACGCCTCCTCCTATTAAGTAGGTGATTGTTAAAGTTGTATTTGAAGGAGCTAATCCATATGTCTGGGTGTGTAGGAAGTTACTAGGATCATATGCATAATCGATTCTAGAGATTCCTTGAGATGTTCCTAACCCTACATTAGTAGGATCTGGTGTTAGTACTTCGTCGTTTTGACCTGTAATCCCTGCTCCAAACTGTATTTGTAATTGCCCTGTTGCTGTAAATCTTGTAGTAAATCTCCTAGGAACCCTCTGTAATACTAGGTTGTATGGAACTAATCTACTATCCGATGAATTATTATCATCATCTACAAAAACTGTATCTTGACCTAAAAACGGCACCTCGTACCATGTATTATTGTTACTATCTTTTATCGATAAAATTCCTATTATATTTGCATCATCAATTACAATTGTTTTAAATTTTTCTGCAGTTGTAATTTGTTGAGTAATTGTTTTAACTTCCCCTGAATATGCTTTTCTTGTCTTTGTTAGCCTAAATTGATCAGGAGATGTTTCGTTTATAGATTCAACAGTAATATCTGTAGTATCGTATGAACTTGAAAAAGTAAAATCAATTGGTGTATCTATATAAAATTTAGTTTGTCCTGAGGTTGTTGAGCTAAGCTGTATTCCTGCACTTATTTGTAAAGCTTCTGTCCAATCTGGTTGACCTGCTATAGCTCCAACTACTTGTGATACTTCTATAGTAGCTTCAGCTGCTGTAGTTATTTTCGGACGATATCCCATCATGTATGCAAGATTAAATAAGTTTACAGGATCTTTTGCATACTGTAAATATGTCTCTTGTAGTTGTAGATCTTGATAGAAAGATAAAATATCTCCTACATAAGCAGCCATCTCTATAAACATCATACCTGGTGAGGTAGGTGTAAAGTCATTGTAAGTGTTAGGGAAATAGTTTTTTGCATATTCAATTAACTCAGATCTTAAATCTGTAAAATCCCTTCCTGTATATTTTATATCTCTATCTTGAGCCATTATTGTTCAAAATTTATTAACAATTCATCCTGTATATTTGTCAAGTTTATACTATAATTTATATATAACGTAAACGTATTTGTATCTGGTGATGGTTGTGTAGTTAGCTGATTTACTGTTATGTTAGGGAACCATCTGTCAATCCCTGCTTGTACAACTTCTTTAACACTTTCAGAAGTATCTTCTGTATTTTGTCCAAAAATAAATTGCCTTAATCCTGCACCTACTTCTGGGTTAAGAAACCTCTCTCCTTGTTCTGTTAAGAGATAGTTTATAAGATTTACCTTTATTGCATCCCGTGTTGTATAAGTGGTTGTAAATACTTGATCTGATGTAAAAGGTATACTTACACCTACTCCAACACTTGGTTGTAGATCTAGTGGATTTATCTGCTGTACGTTAAATGCCATTATCCTCCGAATCTTGCTTTATCTTTTTCTACTGATGCTTTGTAAACTGCTCCTGCATTCTTAACGAAACTTAAACTGCTTAAATCTAATCCTGGTGCCGGTCCTGAAGGAAAGTTTGTTTCTATGTTCATACCTAATCCTGGTGCTTGTACTATATCAGAAGTTGCACTTACTAGGTCTCTATACGATTCCTGTGTCATTGAAGCTCTTGTTTCATTTAAGATATCCATAATTGGATCTCCTGTTCTTACAGGTCTTGTTCTAGTCGGTGTATACTTTTCGTACTTAGTAACCTGCTGTACTGTTGGTGCTGTTGTTTTTGTTTGACTAAAATTCTCAGAAAGAAGGGTAGGAAGTTCTTCTCGAACTACCTCTCTTACTGCTTCCTTTATCAATTTTATAAAAAGTTCTACCTTCATATTAATAAATAGTTATGTTATGCTAATTGATTATCTATCCTAAATTTAATTTCATCTAATAATACGTCCACAGAAGAACTAAAAGACGGTTGCCCTTTTAACACTACAATTCCTCTTCTATCTCTTGCTACAGCATACCTTCTTGGTGCTATTTGAGGTGAGTTTGGATCTTGTATAATTGCTAGGGTATATCCTTTATATTCGTAATTTGCATCAGGTGTTCCTTCTGAACCTGTGTTTTCTTTTGGTTGTGTAGTTGCTAGTATTTCTGGTAGGTCTGGGGATTCTTTACTACATTCTTGAATTGCTAGATCAATTGCATTTAGTCTGTTTTTTAAAGAAGTTAATGTAGAAGAGACTGAATCTACAACTCCTAGTATGCCTACCTTATCTGCCTCTAGGGAATCGAGTATTTTGTTTATTGTTGCTAACCTATCTCCTACTGTGACTACCTTACCTACACTTAAACTAAAAATAACTCCTCCTGCTGGGCCTGGTGGTGTACCTAGGGTAGTGGGTAGTGGTGTGGCTTTTAATAGACGTGTAAGTACTCTTGCTGCTGTTATTGCAATACTTAACTTATCTGCTGTTGCTTTCAGTGGAGTAATTCTTTTTTCAAAGGAGTTTATTACTTTTAGCAGGTTAGCTCTCTGTTTAATTATATTTTGCAACTCTCTACCTGTAGGGCATTGGCTTGTAAATTTTGATAATATCTCTAAAACCCTATCTTGAACTTGTGCAGATACTTTACCCTGTATACTACCTACTTGTCTTGCTATAATTCCTGATATTTGCGGTAGTCTTGCCATTATTCTGTAAATACTTTTTTGGATTGAAATAACTTAAACTGTGCTTTTAAAGACTGTACCGTTGCTTTTAAAGCTGGACCTGTTGTATTTAGTTGAGTAACAGGGCCTGCTCCGATAGCAGAAGCTGTTGACATTGCATCTGCTACAGTGGATAGTGAGTCTAGTAATGCTCCTAACCAGTTTTCTAATTGTCTACCGAGTACTACCGGTTGCTGTACACTTGGAGAAGCAGTTCTTGCTTTCTCCCCTAGAAGAATTTTTTTAGCATCTACACAGAAATACTCTGTAGCATCAAAATTTAATGTCTTTGCATTTAATCCTATAGATTCTTTTGCAGAAATATAAGCACTTTCCTCTTTTGCATTAAAATATAACCTTCCTCCGTTTATAAGTACTTGATTTCCTTTATATTGATCTGAGGTTTTAGGTTCAGTATCGTATGATTTTCTTTTAGAGTTTGCAGATTTTAATGGTACTTTATGATTTGAGAGAAAATATATGGAATTAGAATCTTTATTTATATCTTCTACGATATAATCTATTCCATTAGTGGTTTTAATTTGTCCGTTACTTATAACAATAAACGGCTGTCCATTATTGCTACTATTTGTAATAGGATTTTCTTTTGATGAATACCCTCCTATCCTAATTGATTGCCCCTGTCTTCCTTCTATTAAAACATCCCCTGGGAATGGAAATAAAGGGTTTATATCTTTTAATTCAGGGATTCCTTGTCCTATAGGGAATTGAAAATCTACTCCTTGTGTTGGGAGAGCATTATGATGTGGAGATCCCCAAATATTTACCACTGAAGAGTAGTAGTTTAGTACCTGACTTGTATTTTCTTGAAAATCTGGTGAAGGACCTGTTTGTATAATTACTATCTCATTAATAAGTGGAAATTGTTTTACACTATTTGTAGAAGGTAGAGCAAAAGTACTAATACCTGTAGGATCAGCTGGTGTGTTTATGTCTTGGTATATAATAGCTCCTATAGGTAATTTATTTCCCTGAGTATCATCTAATATTTTACTATTATCTAATACTATATCAAGAACTCTTCCATAAATCGTAGATGATTTATTAAAAGGTGTGGATGTACTACCTCTTGCAGCACTGTTTATAGTGTTCCCTAGAAAATAACTTCCAGCCATTACTCTTCGTCTTTTTTATCTATTTGTTTTCCTAGCTCTTCACTCTGTTCCATTAGCTTTGCAAGCTCTTCTGGGTTGAAGAAGTCTGCTTCAGACCCTTTCCCTCCACTTTCAAGTCTTTGAACAAGTGCTACCATTTTAATAAGATGCTCATCATTCTTTACTCCTACCTCTAAATACTCTTTAATCATAGGAACAACTAAAGTTGCATCTCCTATGTTCTCAACAAGAGGTTTCAATTCTCCAATAAGAGCGTTTATTTGCTTTTCTTTATTTTTAGAATTATCGTAAATCTCTTTTAATACATCAGAGACTGTCTTTTTCCCGAAAATTGTTGTATCTAATCCCATAGTCTATTTATTATATAAATATCGAAAGATATATTATAGAATAGTAAATCCTACATCTTGGTAGGTTTTATATATTTTATAAAACTCTTCTTTTAGTCTAGATAGTACCCTTGTAAGTGTAGGAGTTTCACAATCAGTCATCTCTCTTATATAGATGTATAGAGCTTTTTTTCTGAAGATCTCTAAATCATGACGTGTTTTAAATAGGGTTAGTATGGCATCTGCTACTCTCTGATCCTGCTCTTTAGGGAAGATTTCTACCATATTTTTGTAACTACTTTCAACAAAGTAATTCACTATTGTCGCTAGAGGTATTGTTCTTTCAGAATCCAGTAAACCTTCTACTTCATAAGAATCTTCCATCTCTTCAAAAGATCCTACTTGTTTTAATTTCTTATAATTCTTATTATTGTAATTAATAAGCCACCTCTTTACTATTGTCTGAAAGTATGAAAACGCTTTAGCCCCGTTAGTTGAGTCAAATCTATGTAATTTTTCTTCTACTAACATACTTACTACATCTAGTTTTAAATCCTCTATACTATTTACATCTAAGTAGTAGAATTTAAAAGTATGAATAATATTTTCTGCTAACTTATAAAGAGGGAAATATATTTCTTGTTGAAATATCTTATCTCGTAAAACAGGATTAGAGGATGCGTTATATCTTACTATTGCATCCTCTGTTTCTTGTGTAAAGTAATAATTGTCTTTATTTTGCGGTTTTGCCATAATCTTCTGGGAGACGGTAGGCATTTATAGTGTCTTGTATTTCTTTCATAAAGTTAAAGAAAACTCCGACTTCATCATCAGATCTAAAAGTGCCTTTCTCATCTAATTGTTCAACATAAATTTTTGATTCACTAATAAGATACGCAACCTTTCTTAAATAACCTACTTGGTATTCTATGATATCCTCTTGTCTTATCACCTTACGGTGTAGGTTCCAGGTCGTATATCCGAATACTAATACTAATACTAATACTCCTAAAATAACTGATAATGTTATCATACTATATATCTTTTACTAACCCCATTAATCCTTGGGATCCATTTATTTTTTTACCTGTTGAGGAAACTGTTTTCTCTACCTTAGGTTTAGAAGTTCCTCCTAAAGATTTCCAAGTATCATATTCTACTTTAGAGGCTAAAAAGTCTGCCTGGTGTAAGATATATACTAGATTTGTTCTAAATTTAGAATCTGGATTGAATGATATATAGTAAGGTTTATTTACATCATCATATAATCCGTCATGTAATTTTATAGCTAGATACTCTTTTTCATTCATAGCTATACCGTTTTGCTGAAGAATAAAGAGGGAGCGATCTTGAATAAGCATAAAAGATAAATCCTTATTATGAATATATTCTTCTCCTAACTTATCCTTTCTCCAGGCATCCGTTTGAGGTAAGTAATTAGGCTTCCCCTTGAACCCTATTTTACCTAAGTCGTGATTAAGAGCAGTAAATACTAATTCTTCCTCTGTAAAATCTATATTAGCTCCCATAGTTTCCCATAACTCTTTTGTCTTAAAAGCACAATGAACAACTCGGTTAACATGTTCAATATACCCTCCCGGGAAGGCATTATGGAAGGAAGGTTTACCGGAGGCAGGAGCAAGTATCATTTCTTCTGCTAAAGACTCATATAGAGATTTTAACTTCTCTTTACGATCTCCTGTAATAAAAGTATCTAATATTTTTAGATGCCTATCCCAATTACTCTGTAACTGTTCTGCCGAAAGATTCATTAGTCTTGATGCTCTGTATTTAATAATGTTTGCATATCACTTATTTTTTCTAAAAGCTCTTCAACTTTATCATAAGCTACATCCTGTTCATTTTTGTGGATAAGGTACCCCATTTTCTTAACCTCTGCTTCAAAACGCTCTAATTTCTGTTGAAATAAATCCTTGTTTCTCATTTTTTTTATTTTATATTAATATTATTTATTTTTAATTATTATTTTATTAATTATTATTTTATTAATTATTATTTTATTAATTATTTATTAATAGTTAAGTTATGAACTTTTTTTTAAAGAAGCAACTCTACTGCTCAAATACTACTTTTAACTCCTTTAATACTGTTTCTTTATTCTCTCCGAAAGTGATATTAATGTAGATAGTTGCTGATTGTCCTATAAAATCTGGAAAGAAAACCATAGATTGTTGAGGAGTATACGTATATCTGGAATTAGTACTAAAATATGACTGTAATACTGATTGATTGGCATAAAAGTCCGTATGGGGTTGAATTGTATATCCTGCTAAATTCATAATGGTGGTCTGCTGTGAGAGTTGAGGAAAGGTATAGGTTTGAGTACCGATAGGTATAGGAGTATTCATCTGATTACTTGACCACAGTCCTAAGTACGAATAGACAGGGTAGGTCCATACTACGTTACCTGGTAGGTAGAAAAAGTTAGAATCAAAAGAAGTAATAACTAAGGGAATATTATTAACCACGTAATGAGGATCTAAAGGAGATAACCGCCCTTTGACTGTAAAGTAGTTTAACCCTACATGTTTTATATGCCAAACCCCTTGCCCGTCTTGATAAGTACCAGGATGTCCCATAGTATCAACCCAAAATTCAGCATAACAATCTCCATTCAGACATACATTCTGGTCTAATTCAGAAGTAGAACAACTAAAAACGAATAAAGAAAGTAATAAAAGAAATAAATTTTTCAACTGTTTCATAACATTATTTTTTGATTGTACCTAAATATACGAAGAAAAAAGGAAAGAGGCAACTAAAATAACAATTATCTCTATAGAATCACCGCGCAAGATTTACATATATATCCTAAAAACTCTCCCAGTTCTTCCGAGATAAACTTTAATAAATAACAGGTTCTCCCACTTGGAATAATGCACCTACCTCACGAATCTTATCAAAAGCCTCAAAAGGAGTAACTTTGAAAAACTCTCTAGAACCTCCCCTATCGGAGGAAACCCTAGAAGAACTAAAATGTTTATGAACGGCTTTTTCCACTTTCATAGCCGTACCCTTCCTTACAGGAAGAGCAAATTTTGGAACCCATTCCTCAACCGTGGCTGTAGCGTTTATCGACGTGACTCTCCTATTAACATCATGAATGGTCATTCCTACCTTAACCAGAGAGGGGTAGGCGGGATTCACAAGGATATATACATATTCGATATTATCTACAGATTTCTCTTTTATCTTAGAATTCTCCACACCATGGAAATATCTCCAGGAATATGTATTGGTATTTTCATCTACTAATCCTTCAGGTGCTTCTATAAGGTATTTTGCCGATAGGAAGGTAAGGAGTTTTTCTGGAGATATATGTCTATATTTAGATTGTAGTGTAATGTAGTTCTCTTTCCACTTCTTTCCTACCTTGGGGTAGGCCAAAACAGATTCTGGTGAAGAATCAACAATTGTAATCTCTCCTGTTAATTCTAGGGCTTTGGCCTGGGGAAGGCTTATTTTATCTCTATACATAACTGTCTGTGTTTTTTAGTTGAAAAAATCTTGAAAAAAAGACTGTAAGAAACTCCCCACAATGATGGGCCATGTTAGTATTGTTATTAATATTTCAAGAAAAGTAAAAGGATTACTTGATCGAAATACCCTAATGGAAAAGTCTATAAATACTGCACAAATAAGACCTACCAGTAAATACTGTAGTAAAATACTTAAAATTAATTCCTCCATAACCTTTTTATTTATAAATTATACATAAAGATATGAAATTATATTTACTCTACCAACTGATTTAGTGAAAAAAGTTGTTGAAATTTAGTAATAGTAGTACATTTTTCATAATACTCCTCCTCTATAAATAGGTCGAGCATTTGCTGTAAAGCATAAACTATAGCCTGTAATCCGAATTCATCTACTATAATATGTAATGTATCTTCCGGTATCTCCTTAATTCTCTCAAGGTATCTCACAAGTCCTATAAAGTACTTTAGTTTGATAGATACCCTTACGCAGTCATACTGTTCTCCATACTTCTTTTGGTATAACTGATCAATTATGTAGTAATTCTCGACACCCTTAACCACCATACCAAAGAGTACAAAACAATTATCCAATACATCCTCCACTTGGTGTTCTCTGTACACTTCTTCATCTCCCATCTGGAATATATTAAAGAGTTGGTTTGTATCTAGTTTTTTCATATTATTCTTTTATATAAATATATAATGTTCATATAACGAAAAATTTTCCGGAAAAAAATCCTGGGGTAGTTGGAAAATTAAACGAAATGTTCTATATTAAATATAAGAAATAAACACATAGTAGTACAACAATAGAGGTAGGATAAGGGGTATAGGTGGTAACCGTGCTAGGGTTTAGCAGCTATATAGACCAAACTTGAGAAGGAGGACAACTTGGGGAAATTAGCCTTGGAGAGATCTAGGGAAGGAAAGTAACCATAACAACATCTTTCTTAAAGCTATATAGTATATATAAATATATACCCCCATACCTCAATTTTCATCAGAAATATACTTCTCTATGTGGCGCAGGAACCCGACGGCGAACCCGTTTGAGGGAAATAAACTAGCAGTGTTCTCTAACCTTGCCCTCACCTTGACATCACCTTGACCTACAGGTAAAAAAAAAGAGGCCTAAGCCTCCTCTTTAAATTCTACTAAGTCTTCAAACCTATATTTAACTACTACTTTCTTATTCATTACAAAGCTAAAAGCTGTAAAGCCAACCCTTCCTACCTTAATCACATTGGCATGATAGTCTTGGTAGATTACTCTCTCATCTATAGTAGATCTAGATTGTTTCATTATACATCCATCATAGTAAAAAGTCCTTGCTCCTTTGTAAGTAACTCCTTTTACTCTAAAGCTCACTCCTGATAGAAATTGTTCTCTTGTCATATTGTATCTTGTTTTAATTATTGATACCTAAAGATAAGAAATTGCCTCCGAAGAGGCAACTTTTTTTTAACTATTCATCATAATCAACTAACTGATTAGCCATTAAATAATCACAAAAACAATCCATCTTCTGTTCAAAAGATAAACCCTCTAAATAAACTCTCTCTAAGAACTCTGTGATGTCCTCATCTGATACAGACCAAAGATCAATATGGCCATAATTGCTTGCAAAGTACTCTCTAACTTCTTCCATGATTTATATTGTTTTAATTATTGATACCTAAAGATAAGAACTATTATTCTAAGAGGCAACTATTTTTTAATTATAGTTAGCTCTTACCTCTGCCAATATATTCTGTAATCTATCCTCAGACATCTCTCCTAATATGTTTTCAAAGAAGTCTAAGATCTCTTCTGTAGTCATTAGACGATTCATTGTTGCTGTAAGTTCATTTAATATTTGTTCTTTCATACTGTGATTGCTTTTAATGATCTTTTATCTACTGAGATTAATTTATTTTCTTTTGTTCTAAGGATTGCTTCATCGTTCTGATCAAACATCTCTACTAAGACTCCTACCTCTTCCCTACCACAGGATTTACCTACCCCCTTATACACTACCCCTATCATCGGAGAAGAAGGCTTAGACACCTTCCTCTCCTTTCCTTTCCATGTTCCTTTTATATTTCTCTCGTATGACATATTACTGAGATTTCTTCACTTTTTCTAAAAACTCTTCTAATAAATCTTCATCATCAGAATCATAACCTAATTCAGAAAAGGAATTAGATTCAAGCTTAGCGATTAATTCTGAGAATAAATTAATTGAATCAATTTCAAATAATCGTTCTCCTAGATTAGCATAATGACTTCTGTAGTCTTCTTTCTTTAAAGGAATATCTTCTGCATAGATATCATACAATTCAATTGCCTGATCTTTTAATAAATTTTTTGCTGTTGATAATAAATTTGACATAGTTTATATTGTTTTAATTATTGATACCTAAAGATAAGAAGAAGCCTCCGAAGAGGCAACTTTATTTATAATTCATTTTCTTCTTTTTCTTCTTTAACTTCTACTTCAACTTCACCAAAATCCATAAAGTTGTTCTCAAGTATTTCTCTGATAGAATCCATACTCAATCTAACACTCTCTACTTCAATTCTATTATCATAGCTAATCTTGAATTCAACATTTGTGTATTCAACTACATCTTCTGTGTTTCTTTCAAAAATATCAACTACATTGTCAATTGCTCTTTGAATATCTGTAACTGTAATCTTTCTACTTGGACCTACTTCAATATTTTTTACAATATCAATTACTTGTTGTAAAGAATAGAATGAATCTAATTGATTTCCTAATGCTACTAATGTTTGATCTTTTGTCATGATTTTATATGTTTTAATTATTAATACCTAAAGATAAGAAATTGGATTTAATTAAGCAACTTTTTTTTAATCTTTTTTACAGTATAAGACATACCGTAATAATTCTTTTCTCCTGGAGATAGATAAGATCTTCTTAGCTTAGCATATGCTTTTGCTTCTTCATGATTTTCAAATTCCTTAACTACTTTGTTAGTTGTTCCGATAGAACCTCCTTTTTGAATAACCTGTGTCATAATATTGTTTGTTTTAATTATTGATACCTAAAGATAAGAAAAAGAAAGCAGACTAGCAACTAATCTGCTAACTTTTTTTTTCATAACAATTATTTTCTCCTCCCTTTTTTCTCCACTAAATATTACTAACCCTTTTCTAATTCACTCATAACACTTTATTTTTAATTATTAATACCTAAAGATAAGAACTTTATCTTTGTGAGGCAACTTTTTTATTAACTATTATTGTGAGAATTATAACCATTAAATTCTCCTTCTGTAGTCCAGTCGATAGTCATTGCATAACCATCTTCTGTTATTAACATTGTAAAGTCATCTGTCATCTCCATTATAACATCTGCCCAATCTTCGTTGAATTCATGTTGATAAGAATTCTGTGCTTGATCTAAAAAGTAGTTAACGTCCATCATAGTTTTATATGTTTTAATTATTGATACCTAAAGATAAGAAGAAAGATAATAGGAGGCAACTATTTTTTAATTATTTTACCATTTCTTTTTACTCTAGGTTCTCTTAATTCTTCTTCCCTTCTCTGGGATTCTAACCTTTTCTTCTTCAAATATCTTTCCAGCTGAGATTTAGATAAGTTATCTGTTTTGATAGTTCTATCTAAGTTATAGTCTCCAAAGGTTTGATTACTCATCCATTTTATCTTAGAATATTTTCCAGCCATATTATTTTATTTTAATTATTAAACATAAGTATACATATAAAGATTTTAATTCCCATTACTTCCTTTTTCATGGTACTGTCCTGATGTTTGATGTAACATACTCTTGTGAGCCAAAGCACCCTTCTCACCTAGCTCCTATCCTAGCTGCTTCGTCTAGGTAAGGTGATTGATCCTTTTCAGATTACAATCGAAGTCCCATCAGATGGATTTTATAAGGATTAGACGCCTTAAAGGATTATCGTCATAAGACAATAAGGCATATAAAAAAAGAGCCTCTCAATTAAGAGAAGCTCTTTATGATTATCTCTTAAGTGGATTGGAGTGCACACTAAAGAGAATAGTAATCTAAAATAAATATAAGGAAATAATCCTCTGTATCCAACTATATGCTCTGTTAAGACTAAGACTCCAATCTATTGTCATTACATATATAAATAGCAAGAAAAAAGGAAAACCCCTCTAAATTAATAGAGAGGCTCCAATATCAATAATTAAAAACCGACCTAGCGGTCACCTAGGAAAGCCGCTATTTTCATAGCAGCTCTCTTCGTATCAACAATTAAAACTACTCAGCTAAAACGGACTGAGTAATATTTTTAGCAAATCCTAATACTTGATCAATAATAGAATCAACATTTACATTTTCTTCTCTAGACTCTCTCCCTCTCTCCCATTCAAAGATTGCTGTAGCTTTCTTCCCTGATTTAGAAAAGTCAATTAATTTTAAACTTACAATTCTAGGAGCATAATTCCACTTCAATTGAATATTACAACCTACATCAAAAGTAATTCCTTCATTCTTTAAATCAAATACTATTCTCTCTTTTTCAAAAGCTTTGATTTGAGATCTAATTTCTGAGATTTGCTTTTCAACTAAAGATTCTCTCTCATAAAACTTTTCTATTTCCATTTCAGCATTATAAATCTTTGCTAATTCATTTGCTTGATTTACAACTTCATCTTTAAAATCTTTTAATACTTGAGCAACTCTACCCAAATTTGTTAATCTCTCTAATTCCCAATCTGAATTAGAAGAGGTTGTATAGTAAGATAATTCACAACCACGAAACATTTCCTCTCTTTTTTCTATAGAAAAATAAGTCTCCTTAAGATAAATACTAAATAATTCTTTCTCATAGGAACCTTCTTCATTCATTTTCTTGAAGTAAATTCCTGTTTGAGTACATTCAATTCTAATATCCTCAGAAACAATTCCTCTGAAGTATCTATTAAATCCTCTTGTTAAAGCTTTTTCAAATCTCTCTCTACAAGCATATCTTTGAGATGCTATAGATTGTTTTTCTGAAACTAATACTTCAACTTTTTTCTCTAAAATTTGAACTCTTGTCATAATGTTATATGTTTTAATTATTGATACCTAAAGATAAGAACATTAATTTTATGAGGCAACTATTTTAGTAACTTTTTTTAATTTATTTTTGTAGTCAGGACAGGATTCGAACCTGTATGCTTAAGTATTGTTAAAAAGTACCATAGCTTGACCCAATTCCGCCACCTGACTGTTTTTTATTTTTTTTTTACATTTTCATAAATTCCACCTAAAATGATAATCATAATTAGTTGTAAAAATGTAGATACCCAATAATAAGCGTGTTCCATAGTTTTTAGTTTTAATTGTTTGTAGTTAGGACAGGATTCGAACCTGTATGTTTCAAATTTTTCTACACCTAAAGTGTCTTGGTTTCAAACAACATCGCATTGTTTGAGAAACTATAAACCAACTTCTTAGCGTCTACCATTCCGCCACCTGACTATTTATAAGCCCTGATTAAAGGGCTTTTAGTAATTCTCTTTGAGCAATTCTCGAATCTGATTCACTTTTAGCTCCGATATGCCACGTTACAAATTCATCCGATCTCAATGGACGACCCTCTTTCCAATCGTAAATTGTAAATACTTCTCCATCCTCAGTTTCCATATCCCATACGAAATTTACTTTGTCCTCACCCGTATTATTATTCTCAGGTTCCCCAAAAGCTTTTGTTAATTGATCAACTGAAGCTTGAATTGTAATTCCACGAAATGACGTTCCGTCTGTGTCCTTGTAAGTTTTTTTAGCCATGATGTTATATGTTTTAATTATTGATACCTAAAGATAAGAACATTAATTCAATTGAGCAACTTTTTCTTTAACTTTTTTTAATAACTGTATAAGAAACCTCTAAGATACCTGATTTAATACAACCTATTTGATTAAATGCTTTTTTTGATAAATCTATTTCCCTACCCCTAACAAAGGGCCCCCTATCAATAATCCTTACCTCAACTGACTTACTATTTTTAATATTAGTAACCTCTACTATGGTTCCAAACTTTAAAGACTTATGAGCTGCTGTTAGTTTTGTATTATCAAATACCTCTCCACTAGCTGTTTTTCTACCATTAAATTTATCATGATAATAAGAAGCTTTAGTAACACCGTCTAGGTAAGTGGATAGAGGTACTGTAGAGATTAAGAAGTATATAAAAAGTACTTTCATCTTATTTGTTTTTAAATTGTTCAAAGTATGTTTCAAAATACCATTTTATCCTTTCAATAGTTTTTATATCTGAAAGCCCTAACTTTACTTCTGTATCTAAGAACTTCATAATTTTATCTGCTTCACTATATTTATTCTTATCTTGTTCTTTAAGTTTTAATTGTATAAACTCTTGAATAATTAAGCCAGTACTTTTCCAAGAATCTTGCTTTGCCATATACTTATAGAACTCTTTTTCATTTAATTTAGTTTCTTCAAGTGTTTCTTGTTTAGGTTCTACATAACCAACTTTTTCTTGTGTTGATATTGGAAACCCTGACCAGTCAATCCCTACTTGTTTAGGTTCTTCTTTTGGAATGATTATTTTGTAACCACCATAAAAAGTTCTCTGTCTATCTCCAGCATAACCAATAGATTTCTCTCTCTCAACCTCAACTTCCTCACAACTTGGATTCTTAACAAACCATTCTAAAAAATCATCATCAATAGCTTGTACACCATCTTTTATTAAGTCTTTATTGTCTGTTAGAATGATTTTCTTTTTATTTGGAGTATAATTAGGTAAACCATGTTTATGTATTTTAAATACCCAATTCAAACTATGTTCGATAACCCAATCTCCTTCTTTAATTTCTTCATCAGAAGTGATGTAGATGTTTTGATTAACTTGTTTACCATAATCTCTATAAGATTCTTTTGTTAAAACAAGTACATTTGATAAATTGTATCTTAACCTACTTGGTTTGTCTGTTGGTAGTACGTGTATGTTTTTCATCTTATTCTGATTTAAATTGCTCAGTTAAAAGTAAAAGTTATTACTAATTTGGTATCTGTTCCATTTGAATGGATTTCTTATATCAACTTCCCTCCACATACCTAATGCACCAAATAGAATCAAAGCAAGGATTAATCCAAATATTATTACAAAATAACTTAACGGATTGTATGGATTGATTCTATACTTATGCCACAAATTACCAAAATCATCTTTATATTGGTTTTCTTGTTTTAGAAATAGGTATTTAAAAATTTTATCTTTCATCTTATTCTGATTTAAATTGTTTTAATTATTGATACCTAAAGATAGTGAATTGCCTCCGAAGAGGCAACTTTTTTTATAAATTAATTACCTCTGCTACAAATAACCCTGAGTCTGTATTTACAAACACTTCTCCATTTGAAAAGAATAAGGTATAGTCATTTGTATTATATCCAAAAGTCATTCTTGAACAATCCTTATTGTTCTTAGGTTTAACTAAGTCTCTTACCTCAGTATTTCTTAACATAGTGTTCATTGAGGTAATAATCTTGTTTTTTAATTCTTTTGTCATGATATATATGTTTTAATTATTGATACCTAAAGATAGTAAATAAAATAATACGAACCAACTTTTTTTAAACTTTTTTCATAACACTTAGTTTAATAGTTCAATTGTTTCTTCCTTCACTGATACTGTATGAGTATCTGTCTTTACTAAATACTGTCCTGTTATTTCATAAAAAGATAAAATACCTTCTACGCATTTTCCTTTATATGTACCACAATCTGCTACGGCACTAACTTTCTTACCTACTAAATGTTTCATAACCTGCTTCCTGTTTTTCATTTTTTTATATGTTTTAATTATTGATACCTAAAGATAAGAAAAAGGATTGGAATAACCAACCCTTTTACCTATTTATTTTTCAAAAATTATTCGTTTAATAAGAATGCCTTATCAGCCCATGTCTTGGCCTTTACTGCTTGATATTGATTCTGATCCATTAGATTGGTGTTATAGAACAATTGATTGATTGTACCTACCTCTACCGTCTCAGCTATCTTCTCATCTAATAAGATTATATTTGTACCTTTCTTAGCAAATACTGTTACCCAGTGATTTACCCCCTGAGCTTTAAACTGGATAGATTGAAGAGCTCCTTTCTTCCATCTATTAAGGCTAGGTAATTCAGAACCTATCTCAGATGCTACCATAAAACCTGCCGGTACCTTTACTATGGCCTGGAAGATACCTTTTCTTTCTCCAATGAAATTTACAAGCTGTAATCCTTTAATGTTGTTTACCATGATATATGTCGTTTTAATTATTGATACCTAAATATACGGACTTATCTAATATGATCCAACTTCTATACGTTATTTATACTCATTATAAATTAAAAAAAAGTTACTAAAAAAGTTGCCTAACAAAGATATAGTTCGTATCTTTAGGTACATTAGAAAGGAATATTATAAGGGGCCTGGCTTTGAAAGAGAGTCGGAAGAGTAGACTGGAGGGTAGGCCTTGCCTGGTAGTTAGTAATACCTACTACTGTTTTATAACTACTTAAAGTGATGCTTTAACTTAAACTGTTACTTTAACTTAAAGGAAAGCTTTAACTAAATATTATACTTAAAGGAAAGCTTTAGATAAAAAGGAAGGGCCTTGATTGGAGCCCTTTTTCTTATGCTTGTCTTTCCTGGTGTAGGATTTTTTCGACTTGTGAACCTGGTGCTTGGAAGCTGCCCATCTCTCCTGGAGAGTAACTTGAATTGTTTTCATATCCTGTAGAGGGTTAATAGAAGTTAAATACTAGGTTTAATATACATAGTGTAATAATTACTTGTACAATTCCCCAAAACCATCCTCTATCTTTTATATCGAAGATTAGCCCAAGAACTATAATAGGAAAGAATAACACAGTAAGCAATACTCCCCAGACAGTTAAATTACCCTTAACTCTATTTGAAAACATATCTATATCTTTTTTGATTATACCTAAAGATAAGAACCATAGGCCATATAGGCAACTTTTTTAACAACTTTTTTACCCCCGAAGGGGGAAGTAACCAGGGGACTAAAACGGGTCTCAATCGGGTAACAAAACGGGTAAGAGGTCGGGTTACAAAACGGGTCTCAATTGGGTGCCAAGTCGGGTAACAAAACGGGTAACTAGCCCGGGTTACAGAACGGGTCTCAATTGGGTATCGAATCGAGTTACTAGACGGGTCTTTGTATATAAAACGGGTCTATAGAACGGGTATCTACTATAGGTTTTCCTTATTATAGGAAAAAACTATTAGGGAGACACACCCGCCACATTTTTCCTATTCTTATTTTACTATCCCTTTCCTATCATTTTACACATCGTATATACTATATAGTACCTTTTCATACCTAGTACTATATGTCTTTATACTCTTCCCTTCTTTTTTCTACTCTTTATGTTTAACCGTCGAAGACAGAGTAATTGAGATACTCTGTTTCTCAATCTACGATAAAGTCCCTTACCTTTTACTATGTTTCTCAGTAGTTCTCTCTATGTCTCTCCAGTTATCTTCCCTATGTGATACGTATGTATAAGTCGAAGATAGAGTAGGTGAGATACTCTGTTTCTCAATCTACGATACGGGTATCGATTGGGTAGAGAAACGGGTCGTAGACTAAGAAGCCTACTCGGGCTTCGCCGTATGGATTGGGTATCAAGACGGGTTATAGACCGGGTTCTTAGACGGGTCTATGAATGGGTTTCTATACTATATTCTTTATTATATTCTCTACAGTATTGCCTATGTCTTTCTTATTATTCTTTCTTACGATTGCTGGAGTATCTATTATATTATCTTCTATATTATTTACTCCTATACCTCTATGGTACTTCCTTTCTTATCTTATTACTATTACCTCTCCATTGGTCTCTATCCAAACATGTGCACCGCAACTTAATGGCTTATCTGGACTATACACCACTTTACTTGGTCCGTTTATTTCAACTTCATGACCGTACCTATTCTCTTTATAAGTCTTAACAGTAAGTACTGGTTTATTATCTCCGTTCTTTCTATTAGCTTTTATTATATGCTGGTTAACATGAATGATTGTTTTCATATCTCGTCGAAGACAGAGCTTGAAAGAAGCCCTGCTTCTTGATCTGCGATTTCTAATGTTAATATTGATATACAATGTGGGAAGTTATCATAGTCTCTGAGTATTATTAGTCCTCCTTGTTCCTTTACCACCTGTACGGCTATTCCTTCTATAACCTTTCCTGCCCCTTTTCTAGAGTTGAAGGTTACTTTATTACCTCTATACTTCTTGTGGTACAATACTACGTCTTCTATTTTCATATTATAGTACCATTTCAAATACATGCCATACAAAGTATCCTTCCATGTATGTACAAATATACTTCATATTATCCGATACTTCCCATCCTGTACCAACAGTAGATATAAATCTATCCTCTAATACATTCTCTGGATCTACAAGTGCCCATAGGGTTGGTATACCATTTTGTAATTG